TCTTCGTCTTTGTCTCCTGTGCCAGATCCGTCTTCAACGTATCCTTGCGCTCTAACATAATTGTTAGAATCGTTTTCATCATGGGTGACTTTACTTGGTAAGTAATTCACACCACCTTGATTATATCTTGGTATTGAGGCTAAGCCTCCTGTATTAAATGTATTTTTCGATAATTCTATATTACCCACTCTGTATTGTGGATCTCTATTAGCTTCAGGAATATAAACTTGTTCAAATGTTTTTTCATCTCCTGTCACTGGGTCTATATATTTAAATCCACCTCTTTCTTTTTGTAATTCAGCAACACCTAAATTATAACCTGGTGTGAATACATCAACTGGTTTAGGATCAAAAGCACCACTTAAGTAAGTTCCGATTCCAATAGCCGCTGCAGCTTTGCCTGGGCTTATTTCTAATTCACCTGTAAAATTTCCATCTTTAGTTAATCTTTGTCTTGTAAATAATTTTTGTAAAAAGTTTTGATCTGCTCGTTGTCCTTGAGGACCACCACTTGCAGCACCTAAAGCTTGAGCTTGTGCAGCTTGTGCCTGTAATGATGCTAATGAATCTGTAGCCATTGCATCTTCTCCAGGAAACATTGATCCTTTTGACAAGAAAGGTGTTGTTCCAGATGTTGTGCCAACTTGTTGTATTCCTAAACTAGGAAAACTAGCACCTAATGATTGTAAAGGACCAGTTTGCAAAAATGGAGTAAAATTACCTTGTGCTTGAGCAAATCCAGGAATACCCATTGCAGACCCTCCACCTAAAATACCTTTACCTCCATAGTATCCAGCGGCTGCTCCAGTTACACCTGCTAATATTCTTTGAAGACCTGATCCACCTGCATCTTTAGAGGATTTGTATCCTTTATAACCTCCGTAAGCGGCTAGTGCGTAGGGTAGAAATTGTAACATATGTCGTGTTTTCCTTTAAAATTAGCTAATCTGTAAATATTACCATTTTAGAATTCTTTAATCAACTCATCGGCAAAGCAAGAAGTATATTGATGCTCCCCGACATGGGTTATGTAATCATTGACTAAACAATAGCATTTACCACCTATATCTCTCCATCTTTTACAGAAAGCAAAGTCTTCGCCAAGATAAGTCTTGGTATCAGGATCATGCAATGTATCAAAAAAATTATAAAAGTGCTCAACTCTTTCATTTTTACCATTAATTACGTTATCTTGAATTATCTCAAAGTTGGGATATTTTTCTATCATCTTTTCAAATACGGTCCTTTTGATCATCATAAAGCCTGTTGGTGAATGAGTTACTTCTATAGCACCATCCTTGACCTCAATGTTTTCTGTGCTAGCTACTTTAAAAGGATATCTATAGAAAGCCTTATATTTTAAATCCTCTATAGTCTTAATTTTATTATTTTTAATCATATATAAAGCTTTGTCCCAACACATATCTTTTAATGCATAAGGCACAGATATCACATCTTTGTTTGCATCTAATAATCTAAAAGCACTTTCAGGTTTAAATCCGATATCTGAATCAATAAATAGTAAGTGACTAAATCCACTTCTTAAAAAAGCAGATACACATAAATTTCTACCTTGTGTGACCAAAGATGATTTATACAATTGAAATACTATTTTAGTTTTTTTCTTAATAGCTAATTTTTGTAACTCTAAAAGAGATTGAGTGTAATGTATGCTAACCTCTGAGTGCACAGGAGTCGCTACAAATATACTATTGTCACTAAGCTTTTCTTCTTCGCCTTTATTAAACCATATTGGCTTAGAATTTGGATCGCTTTTCATGTAAAAGTCCTTGTAAAAAATTAGTCCATTCTCCCTTTCTTCTGTCCCAAGAATAAAACTTATTGTAAAATTGTTGTTGGCTTTTTAAAAATTGTGGCACTGTACCTTTATACAAGTACGAATTTACTTCATCAATAGAAAATGCAAACAGTTGTGCTAGTTGTTTATAGTTATCTGTGTAGTTTACATAAACTGGCCACTCGGAGCAAGTTTCAAACAATGCACCATAATTAGTGGTAATCATATGCAAACCAGCAGCCAGTGATTCTATAGCTGAAATACAAGATGTCTCCTCCCATATACTTGGAAAACAATATACATCGTAGTCTTGTATTCTTTTCCTAATTTCATCGTTGTTAACATAACCAATATAATTGACATTTGGTAAAGATTTAGCTTGATCATAGAGATCTTTATAACGATCATCATTGGCTGATTTAAATTGATCTCCATATATTTGTGTGCTTGAGTAAACATCTAATTCAATATCTTTACTTTTTATAAGTTGCATCGCCCCTAAAAGCACATTCAAACCTCTCCATGGTGTAGAATGATAAATCATTCTTATTTTATCTCTTCTTTCAAATTTTTTTTCAGGAAAAGACTCAACAGCATTTTTTATAACTGTGCATCTATCACTAGGAACCTTGAATCTCATTCTAAATTTTTCATAACACCAATGCGAATTAAATACGTAATAATCATATTTACGGTGGTTATCTTTATTTGAAAACCAATCTACTAAATTAGGTTGATCATAAGAATTTTGTTGCCAGAGGATATTTATTTTATCCAGGCTTAAAGGTATTTTTTCAGGTACTGAAGTTGTTATTTGAAAATTATCTAATAAATTGTTGTCTACAAATTTATATAGAAGCTCATATTGGATTTCAGTCCCTCCAAGAGGATTCATTTTGTATCGCTTTTACCACCCACAGATGCAGGAGTAATTATAAGATCTTGTTGAAAGTCTTCTGCTGTAGTATCTGTAGTTGGATCAGCCACATCTGCATCAAATTCAGCTTTATCTTTATATTCTTTTCCAGTTCTTTTATGCTTAATTTTCTCTACTGCGTGTGCTGGTATTCTTTTTATTTCCATATTACCGTCCTTGTCCTTTATAGGGTTGCTTCTTCATACTTCTTTTTTCATGTTTGTTCAATCTTTTTTTATGTCTTCCAGGTCTTTTCTTTTTGCTTGAACCCTTATAATTATTAACACCAAACTTAGGAGCCTTACCCATTTTCTTGGGACCTATCAATCTGGGCGTAGCTTATAATACCCTGTAATTCATCAGCAGTGCCTGCTGTCATTTTAATAGAATCACCTTCTTCCAACACTAGAGTTTTATCTATTATATCAACAACATCATTTGCAGGTATCGCTTTATTTCTTATTCTAAAAGTTGAAGATGCAGAACTATCTGTAAATTGCACAGATAGATTGACCGGTGACCCGGATGCATTATCAATTTGTATTTGTTTTACTAAACATCTAGCAGATGAAGGAGATGTTAATACAGTCGTCGTATCTGTAGTTGATAAATTCACTCCTGCATTTTTGTATTGTATTGTCATGATATAAACCAGTTAAAAGTTGATTGTTCATTTTTTAAATCTTGTTGATAAGATGTATTTAATTGTTGTTTAACAGTATCTAAAGATTGTAAAACTTGTCTTTGATTTTCAGGCTGATAAGTTTCTTTAGGTTCAGGAATGTACGCTGTTATTTTCGCCATTATCTTCTACCATCTGGTTGTACATCAGCACGAAATGTTCCGTATCTCCAAGACTGACCGGTGCTTGTGTTTTCTATTTTCAAACTTGCCGCTCTCCCTCTTGCTCTTGTATCTATTTTTTGTGTAGATCCAGAAATGGTAAATGGCCCTAGAGGTGAAGAAGCTGCAGTGTCTACAGGAAAGTCTTTTAAATTTATTGTAACTTGTGCATCACCAGTTATCCTTTTAAAATCAGGAATGAATCTTCTTATTTTTGTAAAAAATTCTCCATCACCATCTAGTGAAAGTTGAAAATCTCCTGATTGAATATTAGCCAAAATAGCTGTGGTACCAGAGCTGTTTACTTGGTCAGTGCCTTTCTCATGTTCATAAAAAGTTGATAAGCCATTAGCGTTTGTTACACCTTTTATTACAGGGAAAGTTGGCGTTCCAGTAGAGTTAAATTCTGTGGCATAGGGATGATCAAACAGTTGAGCATCATAATAAGTCGTTCTTGCTAAAGATCCAGTTGTCCAAACATTTTCAGCATAATTAAATGTAACAGATCTATCAATCGTGTTAGCTCCTGACTTAGGATAAAACCAAGTGATTTCTGAAAACAAAGTATTATAGGCTGCATAAGTTTTTTTAGCTTGGTCAAATTCAATACCAAGATCTCCAGTATTATTTGTAGTAAATACAAAGTCCTCTACAGTGCATGGTAAACTTTTAACAGTACCGTCATAAACAAAGAAACCACCAGAATCTGCCATCCAGTAAACAACACCATCCGCATAAACTAATGCATGCTTACCTATAAGACCACAATTAGAACCCACTTTTCTAATTGAAAATGTAAAAGGTGGTCCTACAAATTGTGAAATGTAAGCTGCAGTATCTGTTAAAATTAAAATATAATCTTTACCTTTTACGGCACCACGTATCTCAGTCCCATCGTCGAGTTGAAAAGTACCCGCTGTGTTTGTTGATGTGGGAGCATAATCAGATTTATCCTCTTGATCAGAAAATCTAATAAACATCTTATCTTGACTAGCAGTTGTGCCTATAGTCGTTTCAGTGCCTAGATGAAATAAATGTCTATCTTGATCTGAAACTATTGTCATTACTGAAGCTGTGGGCATACCTGTACCAACAGTAGCTCGTGTTTGTGGAGCGTTAGAGTTTGAATTTATAGGTTCCCATGTAAAAGTTCTACCATCTAAAATAGTCGCTATTAGAGTTTGTCCAAAATTATCTAATGACCAATCTGCGGAAGGTAAAACAACTGTGCTAGCAGAAGAAGCGTTACCCCACCCAATAAATCCTGTAGCGTCTTGAACAATTGATCCATCGGAGTGAGCACTTCTTTTTGAACCTAGAGCTCCTCTTGTTATTCCTGTCAGATCATTTGATGACTTGCCGGTGTACGTTATTAACTCACCTCCTACAAGAATCGTGCCAGTAGTTGGAAAATTTGTTGCGCTTGTAAGTGTAATGCTTGTTCCAGATCCACCAGTACCATTAGCATCGTCTAACAATGCACCATTTAAAGTTGATGATATAGCTCCGGCTAAACTTCCACTCCATAATCCTGTGCCCCAACCAAAACCAAAGGTTTGGTTTAATGCTCCTGGTCTTACATAAGGAAGAATTGATGCTGATCCAGATCCCAATGCTGTTCCTGACGAATTAGAATTCATCTCGATTGTTAATGTATTAATATCAGGCGCAGTTATTACTTGAAAAGTTCCGTCAAAATCAGCTGCTACAAAACCAGTTGGTGCTGAAGAAATATTAAATGTGATTAAGTCTCCTGCCTCTAGGCCATGAGCACTAGCATTTACAGTCACTGTTGCATCTCCACTTACGGTATCAAAGGTTACACCTGTTATAGCTGTATCTAAGGGTGTGATATCGTAAAATGCTTCAGAGTAATAAAGTATTAGAGCTTTATGCGTGCCAATTACTACGTATCTTCTACCATCTAAATCTGTCCATTGATGTTGTGCACGGGCTGCTCCAACTAAAGTTTCTCCAGTAAGCTGTTCCCAACCACCAATTTTTTCAGGTAGACCATATCTAAATCTAACATTATCTCCATCTATATACTGACCTTCTGCAGCAGTAGGAGTTATTTGTTTATTGAAACCAGGTCTTATATTAACAAAATTTAAGGGCATAATTTTAATTATACTATTTTACACATTAAGAAGCTAGATATCTAGATAGGCTTAAAATTGACCTTACTCATAGTTTATATTTATATTATACCTTACTTGCTCATTATTTTGAGAGACACTTCGATGTTTAATCTTACCATTAAATAAGATTAATTCATTGGCTTTAGATGTTATTTTTTCCCCTGTTTCAAACTCAGTATAACCGTTATTAGTATTTATATTATATAATGCAACTTTATGTGAGGATGTAAAATCATGATGAAAACCATGTTTTATTTGGTCTTTTTGGTTAACATAACAATTAAGTTTTACTCTTAATAATTTTTTAAATTTAATAAGACCTAATAAAGGTAAGCAAATAAATTTAAAGTAAGGATTATTTAATTCTTTTTCATGATAATAAAAAGTATGCACGAAAAAAAAATCTTTATTCTTATATTTTTCATTAGCTACACCCGAACTATAATACAATGGAAAATTATAGTTGTCTGATACTAAGTCAAATATTTGTTTATGAGTTGCTTTATCTAAAGCATTTTTTATAATTTTTACCATTAGAGTATTTTAAAATTAAGTGCCATTGATATTTTTTGTTTACTTGATCGATTTTGTTGTACTTCATGAGATAAATTTGATTTAAAAATTAAAAGCATTCCTGGTTTTGGCTTTATCCAATATGACTTCCAAGTTAAAGGGTTATCTTGTAAAAAACAATATTTTACTCCACTTGGCTCATGACTGTTAAATTTTATATTTCCAGAATTTTTAGGTGTTTCTAAATAATAAATTGCAGATATATCATTAGGTAAATGCTCATGCCTTTCTTGATAATCATATTGGTTATAAATATTAAACCACGATGAAACACATTTTACTTTATTGTCAGTATAACCCAACTTCATAATGTATTCCTGTACTTGTTTTAAGATCCATTTATGTAAAAGGTTAAATTTTTTATTTTCTGTCAGATTATAACTACCGCAAGTGTTAAAAGTAGATACGTCCCAATTATCCCCTCCCTTAGTAACTTTTGTTTTTAAAATGTTACACTCTGTTACTAATTTATCTTTTATTAAATTATGATTTTTGTTTTCACATAAACCTATAACAACTGGAAAAATATTATGGTATTCCATCATCTCTTGAACCAATGGGGCAGTCCTAAATGTGGTCTTCTATCAAACATATTTTCTTTAGCTCCAGGTGTTTTACGATTATTATAATGCAAAAAAACTTGCACGCATTCTTCGCCTTTAAATTTTTCACGCCAATGTTCTAAGTCACAACCAGAGTAAATTAACATGTCTCCTTTTTTTAAATCAACTTTAATACCTTTTTTGTTTTTTTCTCCAGATGGCTCAACGTATATAGGCCAATCATCCCCACCAAGATTCATGGTTGTCGATATTTCACAGCTAAATCTATCTTTATGTCTTTTGAGTTCATCTCCTTTTTTATATATTCTTGCATAGGTATAAGCTGGATATAATTTTAACCCTGTTGCTTTTTCCATATCTGGTTGACACTTAAGAAGAAGAGTTTCCATAACAATATTTGCGTAATGTGAATATGTATCTGGTATTTGTCCCGTTCTCTTATCCTCATACTCACCTAATATGTTTTCAAACGGAGAAAAATATCTGGTATGTTTACAAGTGTCATGAACTTGTTTTTGCATTCTAAAATAATTAGCAATAAAAATAGCTAAGTCCTCTGATATAACTTTTCTAATTACTACGTATTTATTTTTTTTAAAACTCATGTCATTCATCACTATTGAAAAATATTGATATGGTAAATCTATAAGACGGACCACTAATAGTTTGTGATTTAATTACATGTGGTATATCACCTTTAAATAAAAGTAACCTTCCTGGAACATATGGACTAGTGTAAGTAATATTTTTTAAATCGTTATCATAAAAGATAGTTTCGCCTCCATAATGATGTTTCCAATCTAAATTTACATAATATAATGCCACTGTATTTTTTTTATTATGAGTGTGTGGGTAATAATAATCATTAGGTTTTACTAAATTTAAAACACACTTATCAAATAGAATTTTACTTTTAAATTTTTTTGATTTTTTAAAAGCATCTTGAACGTAGGTATATAATTTGCTCCTTTTTAAATCTTCCAAAGACCAATTAGAGTGTAAATCCTGTTTTGCAATATCTACATCATCTCTATCTGCCCACCCTACTAATTTAAAGTTAGAGTTAATTGAGAAATGATAAATATGTTGCCTGTCTACAAAAGGTATCTTATCGTCGAAAATTTCAATCATTGTTAAAAGCCATCTTTAACTATTTCTTTTTGAATAGCTTGTAAGTTAAAATGAATAAATCTAAATGGTTCTTTTCCGTTATCAACAGCAAACTCGTGTTGCAAATATCCTGGAAACAATACTAATAACCCAGGTTTAGGTTTAAAATGAACAAGCTCCTCTCCATTCATGATTTCTTTCAATCCTGGTCGCATATGTAATTTTGTAACTCTAGCTCCTACTCTTGGATCGTGAAAAATTGGATAGGAAGTTTTTTCTGAACATTTTAAGAAGTAAAATCCTGACACGTGTTGATTCCAATGAATATGTGCAGAGTGATGACCACCACCATTTTTTGAAAACTCTTGCACCCACATTTCCGAATAAATCAAAGTATACTTTGACATGTCAAAACCTTGATATTGTAAAAAATCCCAAGATTTTTGACCTACTAATTTTTTAAAATCTAAAAAATTGTTATCATCTAATAACGGTGTAGAATGGTGAGACATGCCAAAATCACCATCTTTTTTAATTCGTGCTTTATTTTTCTTCCTAGCTTCTTTGATGTATTTATTACAAGCTGTATTTAAAGATTTTAAATACTCAGTTTTTTCTTCTACTAGTATAGGTGTTTTGAAAAATTCATCTATTTTCATGTTATTTCCAAGGATATCCTAAATTCCATAAAACTAAAGAATATCTTGTACCTTTTGTTACTGGTTTAACTCTATGCCATATATGAGAGGGAAATACAATAATAGAACCTTTAGACAATATTTCCGTAGCTTTTTTTAAATGTTTTGATTCGTCTCTCATGCTAGGATCATAATCTCTAAAATCAAATTCTAATTCACCCCCTTCATATTCAGAACCGTCTGTTAATTGACAAGTTACAGAAAGTTTCCTTATTTTACCATGTCTTAATGTATGTGGTTCATTATAAGGACCTCCAAACTGATCTGCATGCCAATCATAATATTGATTTAATTTATACTTAGTGAATTGTAAATCCTCTGAATAATCCCATTTAAAATTCCAACCAGCATCTTTATTAGCTGCATCTATATAAGGAATAATTTCTTTATATATCCAAGGATCATTTAACCAAACTAAGTCAGAGTTTCTTATTTTTTTTAGAGTTCTTACTTCATCTTTAGATAAATCTTTTTTTTCAAATCCACCCGTTTTAGCCATGGTTTCTGCTTTTGACAAAGCATGTCTAATTATATTATCACATATTCTTGAGGGCAAAGCAGATTTAAAAAACCAATAATTATTAAACATTTTATATTTACGTATTTATATAAGTTATAGTTTGAATAAAGTTTAAAGAGTCTTTTTGTTTATTTTCAATACTATACATATTAGTTGATGGAAACATTACAAACATATTATTTTTTAGCTGCATATTCCAACTACAACCTTTTATTCTATTATTATCATAGAATATTCTAACTTCACAATCTTTAGTGTTAATACCATATAAAAGTGTAAAATCAGCTGAGTCTGATAAGTTATTAGGATTAACGTTTATTAATGACTCAGTTTTCTCGTTAGGAATATAAACACTGCCCCAAGTGTCTTTACAGATAAGATTTAATTTAAATTTTACTCTGGAAAAGTCTCTTATATATGAATCAAGTTTGCTCCAACTTCTACAAAAAGTAAATCTTTGTTTGTTATATAAAGAATCAAAAATGGATTTTACTAACTCTAAGGAATTTATTTCAAAACCTTTTGGCATTGAAACATCACCATAAATCAAAGATTGTTCTGATAAAACTTTTTTCAGCATATCAACTATGCACAGTTTTTAATATATTATGTTAAATATTTAAAGAAAAAACTCTTAATTATGCTTTATAATCTTTAAGTTTCCAACCAGTTGAATTATCGGATTGATAAGCATCTTCATCCCAATAATATTCCCATAAATGAGTTTTAGCTGTGTTTTGTGAATTTTGTTCTTCAGTTAACTCTGGCATATCCCCTAAAGGTGATTTCCATGAAGCAGTTGAAATATCTTTTACCCATGACGCATGTGGTTTTTCAGGCCAAAATATTTGATTAGCAGAATCCCAAGTAGAGCCTGTTCCAGCAGGATTACCTCTAAATCCTTCACCATCATTAGCTAGAATCCATAAATTTGCTGGCCAATTAGCATGAGTTTCCAAATGTTGTTGACCTAATGTTTCATCAACTTTATTTTCTGCATTTAAAATATCAGAATCATTTACAACAACTACTTCTAAAACTACATTTTCTTCAGAAATTTTTGCAAAGTGAGCCATAATTATTTAAACCTATACCTTATAATTACTGTTGCCGCACTACCTGTTGGACCTAATGGGCCTGGGTTAGAAGAGGCTCCTCCTGATCCCACGTTAGCACCTCCTGGTATCGTAGCTGTACCGCAATCTCCATTTCCTCCTTGAGAGTAAATGACGGCAGATCCTGTTATTGAACTAGTTGCTCCAGCTCCTCCTGAGGATCCTGTTGCATATCCTCCGCCTGCAGCAGTTGCTCCGCCTCCGCCGCCTGCAGCCTCGCCAGAACCTCCCGGTCCTGCTCCACCAGGATTACCTTGAGGTGGGCTTTTTGAAGGACTGTTACCTGTTCCGCCTGAAGTACCGCCGAAATCTCCAGAGCCTCCACCTGAGCCACCAGGTTTGCCAGCACCGTGTCGACCGCCTCCACCGCCGCCTCCATTAGAAGAAATTGGTCCGAAAGTTGCATTTCCTCCATTTGTTCCTCCTCCGTGTGCTTGAAAAACTCCGCCTGCACCAATTGGAATTGGAAAACTTGTTGCTGTAACTGTTATACCTGCAACACCGTTTGTTAAGGGTGAAGGGCCAGCACAATAACAACCAGAGTGAGTTCCGTCAGAGGCTCTAAAACCTCCTGCCCCTCCTCCGCCATGTACAGCTCCTCCACCTGCAGCAACTACTAAATAATCTACTTCGTTGTCAGCTGGGTCTGCAGCAAGTGAATTAACTGTGAATGTTCCAGTTCCAGTAAATGTGTGAATTTTAAAACGACCGTCCTCAGTTATAGTTCCTCCAGTGGCACATATACCTGTGAAACTTCCACCGGTGAAACCAAAAGCTTTAGCTGATCCTGCACCAAATGAACCAATTATTGGCATTCTAATTTATTCTCCTATTAAGCAAACTGTGTTTGTGCAGCAAGAACTGTAAATGCAGCCGAACCAGTTTTGATTATTGTGTATGTATAAACATCAATCGAAGAGGCATTTCCTGCAGAAGGTGCTGTGCCCCCTTGCCACTCAGGAGTAACAGATGATCCATCAACAGTAACTGCATTGTTATAATACGGTGTACTACCTTGAGTTACTAAAAATGCTACAGTCATTGAATCGTTTGTGTTCATAACATTATTTAAAGTATTTGATCCGTCTCCCCTAAAGTTTACTGTAAAATTTCCAGCAGCGTTTGTAGTGTGATAAAGAACGGCTTGAGTTAATACATCATAGTTTACCGTTCCTGTAGTGCCAGTTGCAGCAATTGTCATCCTTTCTTGTAAAGCTTCAATGCTACCTATGCTAGTAAGTTTAACTGCTCCTA